AGCAATACTTAATAAAGGTATTGTTATACCAGTTACATTTACCCCAGGCGGATATGCATTGCGTATTGCATCTGCTATTCCTTGCATGGTAAATGATTGACCCACATTAACACTGATAGTTGTATTAATATGGTCATGAGTTACTGGCATTTTAAACTACTGCAATTCCAGTTGTACCCTGTGTATACTGACTTGCGGCATCCTTTTTACTTGCACTGATTGCCATAACATGATTCTTACTTAATGTAATGAATTCATCACTACCCAACAACATCCAAGGCATCATTCCCAATCCACCTTGAGCCATTGTAAGTGCTAATGGACGACGAATTTTAATCGACGTTTCAGTTTCACTTTCAAACTCAGCAATTAGTTCATCACTATTTATCAGCTTTAAACTAACTACATCTCCCTGCTTATAACCTTTGTTTAATAATAACATTTTTAATCCTTAATTTCAATCCAGGAGTAATCTCCCATCCACTTGACTTGACATATATATTCCCATTCTTTCGGAGGACCTGTGCTCCAGTCCTTGGGACCTTGCATGTTTAATCTTGTGCACTCTTTTCTATGATCATACACTAGCCAATATGTTTTGCCGTGAGCAATTTGAAAACTATACTCTGCGGCATGAACCATATCAGTAACATCTAATCTTCTTTTAAGTTCATCAGCTTGTCTTTGCAATACTGAAACCAATTCCATTATACGATCATATTCTTGTTGAGCATGCATCCTTGCTACATTGAGCATGATGTCTTTTTGTTTTTCTACAGGAACAAGATCAAATTTTGGTCCACTGGATTCAGTAGCATATGGGGTAACGTTTCTATTAAAAAACGGAACTACCGAGTCACCTATCTGTGAATCATAACTAGTTCTTCCCTTAGCTGAATTACTCTTCTCCAATTAACTTCTCTAACAATTTGTAATTATCATATGCTTTTTTAAGGGCCGCATGTTTTTCTAATTTCTCTGGACTTGGCTCATCTAAAATAGCAAGTCTATCTTGTATCTTACCTAATATGTTGACAATGTTTTTGCCTTTAACAATTAGGTCGCCATTTACTGTCATTGCTGGGTTGGGATTATTATTACTAAAGCTAGAAACAGTATTACCCCAATGTGGTCCACTAGCACCGCCGATCACATATGAACCAGAATTACCAATTGATATATTATTATTTCCTGAACTTAACCAAGAACTACTGGTAGTTATGGTATATGTATTGGCCAGTAATTTATCCAATTCATCTTGTGTAAGACTTGGTAATGCCGACTGACTTAGCTCTTGTGCTATAATTCCAATATTAGGATAGTCGTCCCATTCAAACTTATCAAGTTTATCCATTTAATTTGGCCTTAAGTTCATTGAATCCACCAATATATTCATCATCTAAAAATATTTGTGGAACTGATCTTGCATTAGGTACAGATTTTAATAATTCTTCTTTGGTATATCCATCACCAATTTTCTTTTCTTCAAATGGAATACCTTTTAATTCTAATAATGTTTTTGCTTGATCGCAAAATATACAATTATATTTTGACCATACTATTGCTTTCATATCTTTCCTTTATAGATCTGGTAACTCGTCGTGACTAACTGAATCGCTCATCACACCAATCACATAATTTGTTGACTCTGTTTCTTGTAGAGCACTTTGTTTCTTTCCAATATTGACATGTTTATTAAACCATGGGATAGGACTAGACTTGGGATGCTCTCCTAAGTATTTAATTCCTATATCTTTGAGTCTAATAAAAGCTGAGTAGTCAACAAAGTTTTTAAGTATGTCAGCATTTAATCCAATCACTGGGCCTTTTTGGAACAAATAGTCGGCCCATGCTTTTTCTTCAGCTATAACTGATTCATACATAGCGTACACTTCTGATTCACATTCTGATTTAATATCAGCAAAACGTTGATCATCTTTTAATACTTGATTAATAATATAAGCAGTCCATTCTGCATGTAACAATTCATCTTGTAAAATTAAACTGATAATGTTTCCATTGCCAATATAAATTTTATTCTCAACCATTGCTAGACTTGTTGCAAAACTAACCATAAAGCGTAGTGCTTCCAATGCATAGCTGGCATGAAGTGCTATCCAAATTGCACGTATATAATCTTTTTCTGGAACAACTTGTCCCATTTCTTTAATACAATTTAAATGGTGTAAATTTTCATAATGTATACCAATATTAGCGGCCATGCTAATAATTTCACTGGTATCATGTATCTTGTTGAACTCTTCTTTAGGTACGCCATACACATTACGAATAATATGACTATATGATTTACTGTGAATATTTGTTTCAAACATCGACCATATAGATACTAATGCCTCCATTTCTGGAACACTTACTACTGGTGTAAAGATTTGTGATGGTGCTCTGCCCTGTATACTATCAAGAGCAGTCTGGCGCAGTAAATTGCTAGTAAAAATGTGTTTAACAGCATCTGATGCTTCCTTATGATCTATTTTATCTTTAGTTAAAGATATTTCTTCAGGTACCCAAAAAAATCCTCGTTGTGTTTCTTCAAATTTAGCAATTTTGGGATATCGATATTCTTCAAAACGTTGTACTGTAACTACTCCGTCCAAAAACATTTTTCTTTTTAGATAATTAGGATTGATGCTAATATCATATTGATCTTTTGACATTTATTTTTCCTTACAATTGTTGAAGTGCCATCGACTCATAGATAAAAATCCACCTTCTTTGTTACAATGAGGACAAATTTTATTAGGTCTAGGGTTTGCTTTTAAAGATTCTCTTATTTTATTTTTTGATTCTGCTGTATGATTAGCTGGGCCATTTCCGCCATTAGCTCTTTGTGTTTCACTTATCTTTTTCCTATGCTCTTCACTTTTAGGTTTTCGCATACGTTCTTTAGTTATCTCAGATTTTGGTTTTCCTTTTGTAGAAAGAGTTTTACCAAATACTGAAAATATTCTTTCGCTTTTTTCTACATCAAAATACCTGCTGTTTAAGCATAACACATTATTAATATTTTCTTTAATAATATTTTGCTCAAATCTGAAACATTCGTCAGGATTTAAACTTTTATAAATTATTTGATAGTCAAAAGAATCATTTCCATCTCGTTTCCTTAATTCTAAAACCTTTTTGGAAGAACTAAAATAATTCTTCCAAAGATCATCCTCTGGTTGAAAATTCATTTCAATATGTTTATAGCGAGCACCGTAATAGAACTTACCTGTTGGTATATGTTTGATATAATAAACATAGGCCGGGATAGTATGTAAATACATTTGCTGTAACTCCTCACAGTTATAGAGCCGGTGGATATTATCAGTATCGCGATCGGCAAATATATTTAGCATACTAGAGCTTACAAGCAATGCAATCCTCATCGTCTGCGTACTCGCTATATACTGTAACTGGTTCAGCTACTAAACTATCAGTTTGTGTATTAAGAACATTTTTACTGCCTACCTTGTTGATCAAACTATAATACATTGTCTTCAGGCCCCATTTGTAAGCCAACATTAAATTTTTGGCTATCAATGTTCCAGGAACTTTGCCATCAGAATAATTTGCAGGGTTGTAAAACGTATTAGTACTTAAACTTTGATCAATATAAGCGGCCAATACACAGGCTGTTTTCAAATAGTCAACACAATCTGTTTGTTCCCACATTAGTTGATAGCGATTCTTTAATTTACGATATTCAGGAACTACTTGAACAAATGACCCAGCTTTTGATTCTTTAACAGAGATTAATTCCATTGGCATTTCAATTCCATTGGTGCTGTTTAATACAACAGAGCTAGACTCCACTGGAGCAACTGCCATCAATGTTGCATTACGAATTCCATATTGTTTCATTTTGGCACGTAATGGTTCCCAATCCATACTAGGAGTAAAGTCTGTTAACTCATCAACTCCTTTACTACGACGCTCCCATGGAAATATTCCCTTACCATAATAGGTATATTGACTGCGTTCACATGCACCACGTTCTTTGGCAAGCTCAACACTCATCTCAGTCAAGTAATATGCTTGATGTTCCATCCAGCGTTTAACTTCTGCTAGTGATTCCTCTTGACCATATTTCAAACTGCGTTTAGCATGCCAGTATGCCAAGTTAGTAATACCAACTCCCAAAGGCTCAAAGTCCTTGTTTGCTAATTTACTTTGAACGCTTAAAAAGTCTTGATATTGTAGTAAGTTACTTAAACTACGAACTAACACACGACATGCTTTACGCATTTGTTGTGGATTAGTAAATGCACCCCAATTTACACTGCCAAGAGTACAAAGCGCGATGGATGGTACTTTCCTAGTGCATTCTTTTTTAACTATTTTCATTTTTTAATGTTCTTCCTCTATAATAATCTTTATTTTCTTCTAGAAAATTATCCATGATAGATAACTCAATCCTGCAATTCACTGTTCCATCAGTTAC